GGAAGAGACAGCGGAAATACGGAAACAGCGGGCGGCGCAGGAGCAGGAGGCGGCGGCCATGGAACAGGCCGGGCAGATGGTTCAAGGCGCGAAGGTCTTATCGGAGACCGACACGCAAGGGCCGAATGCGTTAACCGCTCTACTTGGCGGGCCTGGAGGAGGAATGCGATAATGCCTCTCCTCAAGGGCAAGAGCAAAGAGGTTATCTCTCGTAATATCGCGGCCGAGATCCGCGCCGGGAAGAGGCGCGATGTTGCGATAGCGATTGCCATGAGAATGGCCGGCAAGAGAAAGAAAAAGAGGTGATGTCCCATGGCCCATCCACTGGTCAGGTTCGCCAAGGGCGGCGTAACGGCTACTCATACGGAGGCGGAAGCGACGGCCACATCGGCGGCGGTTGATTGCCGAGGGTACAATGCGGTCTTGGTCCACGCTGTTTTCACCGGCGCGGCCAACTGGACTATCAAGCTACAGGGCGCCATGACCAAAACCGGCACATTCGTTGATTGGTACGAACAGGCCAATACCGGCACTATGACGGCCATGTCATACCAGACCAATGCCAGCAAGGGATGGATCTGGAAGGGTATTCCGGACTGGATTAAGATCGTGGCGACCGAGGATGTCAATGGGCAGAAAGTGACGATTAACGTTCAGCCTATTAACGTGTAGGAGGGCGCCATGAGAACCGCGCGCAACCCGCAAGAGCTGAAGACGATGCAGGAGTACCACAAATGGAAAGAAGA